AATGACATGCGTATCAAAGCGTTCCGAACTGCTTCGGTTCTCTTTGACACATCCATCCACCACGCCGTAAGAATAGATCTTTCGGCCTAACAAATACTAAGGAGAATAGCTAAATGGCTACTCAAGAATATGCAGCCAGCATTCAGGGTGTGTCAATCCGTGTCACCCGCCTAGATGCTGCTGGTAACCTCCTGGGTGGAGACGGTGACTCATACACCACCTCCGCTTTCATGAGGGTCTCCTTCACCCCCGAATACGAGGAGGGTGACGAGATCACCGAGAAGGGTGCCAACGGTGTTGTATGTGTTACATACAAGGCTCCCGACACCCTAAAGCGAATCACCATGGAGCTCGCTATCTGTGAGCCAGACCCAGAGCTTACCGCTCTGATCTCTGGTGGTCTGCTTCTTCGCAAGAACCTAAACACCTCTGCTGACCCAGACCACAAGTCAATTGGTTGGGCTGCTCCTGGTGTTGGTGACGACCCTGCTGGTAACGGTGTTGCCCTTGAGGTATGGTCTCACGCAGTTAAGGACGGTAAGAAGGCTTCTGTTCTTCCTTACTTCCACTGGGTATTCCCATTCGTCAAGATGCGTCAGTCTGGTGACCGTGTAATTGAAAACGGTCTGATGGCTAACACCTTCGAAGGTTATGGTCTTGGAAACGCTGCTTTCCAGGCTGGCCCTGATGGCCGTTGGGAGTTCCCAGTTGCAGCTGAGCGTCCATACGCTTACGCACGTGCATCATGGGCTCCAACTGGACTCAACGGATTCTACACCTGGACCGACGAGACTGGCCCTGTTTACCTGACTTCAGCTACTGCTGCGAACGCTAGCACCCCAGCTCTGGCCAACGTATCCGCTGTCCTGTCTGGAACCACCGCGACTCTCGAGTTCAACGGTGACCCAAACATTGAGGTCGGCGACTCGATCAAGATCGAGAACGTTGGTTCTCCATTCAACGGTACCTTCACCGTTGCTGGAGCTACTGGAAACAACGTAACTTACAGCTCGAGCTCGATTACTGCTGACATCAGCAGCTATGCTGTACCTCGTGCCGCTAAGGTAACTGTTGTTAACAGCTCCAGCGAGGACCCAAGCTACACCCAGGTTACTGACCTTGGTGCAGGTGGATCCACCTTTAACGTTCCTGGTAACGTCGACTTCAATGCCGACAACACCATCGATAACATTATCGCTTCGGACGAAAACCCTAGCTAATAGCTAAGAACGGGTGGTGGCTTGAGCATATTAGCTTGGGCTACCACCCGTTAAACTTATAAAGAGGTAAAAATGACCAACTCATGGATTACATCAGATGAACTTGGAGACTACTCTTACACAGAGTACACCGACGAGGCAATCCAAGTAGCGTCAAACCTACTCTGGGCCATGTCTGGACGTAAATACACAGGAGAGACCATTGTCACCGAGCGTTACACCTGCACCCTTCGAAACAATCGCATGGGGCCTTCCGATCGTACTAACAGTCCTGTACTATTTGGCGGTGATGTCTATAATATTCCGTCAGGAGATTACGACGAATATTCTGAGCTCACTGCTGACGGACTCTCGCCAGACGCAAGAATCCGACTCAGAGGGCGTCCAGTAACTAAGATTATCTCGATGCGAAATAAGAACGGTACTGTTCTTGATCCATCGAGCTACTACCTAGTTGATCACTCAACTATTCACATCAAGGCTGGAACGCCTTGGACTCCATGCAATGTCGAAATTACCTACCAGTATGGCATTCCAGTTCCAACTGCTGGAAAGATGGCAGCTCGTAAGCTAGCCATCGAGTTTGCACGCTTATGGTCAGGCGACGAGATGTGCGAGCTTCCTCAGCGCGTAACTTCCGTTTCACGTCAGGGCGTCTCTTACACCATTCTTGACAATCAAGAATTTATTGACGAACTTCGTACTGGCCTTTACGAGATTGACCTATTCCTTAAGACCGTTAACCCAGACAATGCTCGCCGTAAGTCAAAAGTCTTCTCTGTAGACACTCCACGTGCTCGCAAGTATGTCGCTAAGCCATTGAAGCAGACTGCAAATACTCTGTTTGATTTGACCCTAAGCACTACCACCAACGACGGATCTGTTGCCTGGGCATCTGACGACACCAGCGTTGACTTGAGTAACTTTATCCCCCAAAACAGCACTTACACTCCAAAAGTAATCCTACGCAACTGGGGCGAGACCACATCAAACACAATATCGTCTAGTAACATTACTTTAGACTACTCAGCTGAAACATTAGATTTCACTATCCCCTATGGCAACGCTAAGTCTGCTCTAGGGTTAGTGGACCCAGGAACTTGGACACTCTACGCATCGAGCACCGACGGTGACGGTGTAGAGAGCCTGGTTGAGCTTGCATCTGGAAACCTCCAGGTCAAGATGTACACCTAAGAAAGAAGGAAATATGTCGATTCAGACTAACTTCCGTGCCCAGGACATGCTGGGTGCCGCGAAGCCTGCTAAGAAGGCAGCTCCTGCTCCTCGCGTATCTGCTCCAGCCCCCGCGCCAGAGCCAGTCGTTGTAGAGCCAGCTGTATCTGTTGTTGAGGAGACCGTAGAGGCTCCTGCTCCAACTTTGGACGAGGTAACCCCTCCTTCGGAGTAATCAATGGTAAGTCAGGAACTAGATCTATCTGGTGTCTCTGAGGATGCGGTAAATCTCAGGGACATGATGGCAGGCGTACTGGAGAGGGTGCAGTCTGTTTTTCAGTCATACAACGTGGAATTGCCAGTTCGTCGATACTGGACGATGGCTACTCCTGCTGTTGACTGCGAACAGTTAGTTGTCTACTTCCAGCAACTTTATTTAGGCCCTCCAGGAGCGCAGGTTGGCGAACCGCAGCGTTGCCACGTTCCTAGGAGTGCTACCATTACAGTTTCAATTTCTCGTGCCACTCCTATTGTCCAGCAAAACGGACGGCCACCTGCTCCTGAGAGAATAGAAGCTTCTTCAGAAGTTATGGCTATTGACGCTTGGGTTTTGATGGAAGCTATCAATCAGCTGGACCAGTGGGACGAAACGGGTTATGGAGTTGGCGTTATCGCGACTCTAGACGTGTCACCGCCAGAAGGCGGGTTCCAGAACACTGACCTGACAATAACTATGGCGGTTCCATAAAATGTACGGTCTTCCCGATTCCATTGCGGGATACTACGCAAAAAGAGCTTTTAGAGGCCTTAGGTCAATTCGAAGTTCGAGTGGTGGCGGCGGGCTTACTCTAGCCTTCTCTACTACTAACGTGAAACTGGATAGCATCCAGATAAAAATTATGCTCAACACTCCTGCTGGCGGCTTATGGCACAAGCTGCACCGACGAGGAGAAGCTATTGTTAGAGATGCTAAAAGACAAGTCGGGGTTCAGACTGGTGCCCTCAGGAAATCTATCCGTATGACCCATACGGGTAATGTTACTGGTCAATATCTGACTGTTGGATCGAATAAGAACTACGCTTATGTCCACCACGAGGGAAGTAGACCTCACACTATCACTCCGAATACTGCTCCGATTCTTGTATTTAGATCTGGAACAAGAATTGTAAAAACTCCTAAAGTTGATCATCCAGGAACTAGACCGAACAGATACCTAACAGTTCCAATGCGTAAGCATTTGATTAGACCGATAACGGTCAGGTAGCCAACTCCCCCCTATCTACCCTCGGGTACAATAGTAGTGCTGGTAAAAACCAGTAAAGACACTATTGATAGAGGATATATAAATGAGTAGCCGTTTTAAGGACTTTGGCACTGGCTCAGCCGTGGAAGAGAGAGACCCTATTGTATTTAAGCTCCACGAAGAGGAGTTTACTTGCATCCCCGCCCTTCAGGGAAAGGTTCTAATGGACCTAGTATCAAGGTCCCAATCTGAAGACCCTGCAGAGTCAATCGGGGTAATTGACACTTTCTTTTCGCACGCTCTAGAAAACGAGAGCCTAGAAAGATTCAATGCACTTCTAGAAGACAAAGAGCGCATTGTAAATATGGAAACACTAGGAGAGATCATTGCATGGCTGGTTGAGGAGTACTCGGGACGCCCAAATCAGCAGCCAGAGGACTAATAACCTGGGCGGTAGACCTCTGGCCCTACGTAAACGGTAAAGCCCTTGTACATGGATTGAGACTGACGGATATGGAAGCATCAGAAATGGTTGATGTTATTCACTATCTGTTTGAAGAAGACGCCAGTAGGTACTCTTCGGGAGAGCAAGCAGAAGCTGTAAGCGCAATGCGTACACAGCTCTATTTGTCATACGGTAAGACTTATGACTACACCATTAGCTCCAAGTCCAGTACAGGTAAGTCTTACATGCCAAAAGGTGCCGCAGCTGACTACGGGTTTGATGACGACCCGTTAGCCAGCTCTAAAGGCCCGACAAAGAGCTACATCCCTCCTACTGACTTCAATCCTGATTCCGTTTTGCCATTTGGCTCTGATCTAGATGCGCCGTTAGGTTAGGGGGCGAGTAGTACGTGGCAGTAGTCGGTGAAGCTCGAATAGTTGTTAGAGCCATAACAACTGGATTCGAGGCTGACCTAAAGAGACAACTTAGCGGCATCGGCGGTAACGTTGGCCCAGCTAGCAGGTCTTCGGGTCAAAGCATCGGCCAAGCTTTTACTCGGGGATTTAATAGAGGCTCTGGAAACATATTTCAGAAAGTAATATCAGGCCTTCAGGGAATTGCTCCTGAAGCCGAACAAGCGCGACTGGTATTTAGACGACTTGTAAGAATGACCTACACCCTAGGAACAGGGCTTACCGCTCTTCTAGGTGGAATTAGCGCACTTGTCGGTGGTCTTGTAGTCTTAGTAGGGGCAATTGGTAGAGCCTTACCCGCTTTAGCGGCACTTGCCGCTGCTGCTGTACAAGTTCGATTAACGTTTGCTTTCGCTCAGTTTGCTTTAGGGGGAATTAGCGAAGCTGTAGCAGCGGCTACAAAACAGAATCAAGGGTTAGGTAAGTCTGTAGCTCAGATCGCTGAAGAGTGGCAACAGCTGCAATTCAAGGCAGAAGAGGCTGCTCTATCCGAGGAGCGTGCAGCTCTTAACCTTGAAAAGGCCTTGGAGAACATGCGCCGCACTGCGGACTTGCCTCCAAACTCTGCAGCTCGTCGCGAAGCAAAGCTTGCCTACGAAGAAGCAGAACTTGCCTATCGTAAGGCCAAGGATCGGACTCAGGACCTTAACGCAGAACTTGCTAAAGGTCCCCAGGCTCTCAACGAAGCAAGTGGTTCTGACCCCTACGCTGGCCTCACCGAGTCGCAGGCCGCGTTTGCTAGATTCTTAGTTGGACTACGCCCGAAGCTTGACATTCTCAAGGAGGCAGTCGCCGCTGGGTTCCTGCCAGTTCTGCAAACTCAAATAGAGCAGCTAGATAAGACCTACTTCCCGCTTCTAGAGCAAAGGCTTGGTGACATAGGAGTCGCTCTCGGACAGGGTGCAGAAAATCTTTTTGACAATTTCTTAACCGACGAAACTAAAGCTGAAGTAGATACTTTCCTAACAAATCTGAGCGAGAACATCCCGCTTATTGGAGAAATTTTTGGAGAGTTTGGAGAAGTACTTCTCAAGGTATTTAATGATGCTGACGGCATCGGAACTAAGTTTCTAGAGTTTATTAGAGACACTCTTGTTGACTGGAACACCTATCTAGATGACTTTGGCCTAGAGGGTACCTTCGACAATGCATTTGGCGTTGGAAGTCGCTTATTCGGCATTATTGGAGATACTCTTACAGGACTAGGGGACTTCTTTGCTCTCCTTGATGGAGAAGACGGCGCGATAGATACGTTGCTGACTTACCTAGAAGGAGTAGCTGAAAACTTTACTGCACTTGGAGATGAGGGCAATGAAGCAGCTCCTGGAGTTAAGGCTCTCTTCGAGGGACTTGCCACTAACTTTGGGCCCGTAGCAGACTTTTTAGGTCAAATAGTTACGGCGTTCCTAAATCTTGGCGCTAACCCTTCAATTGGTGAATTCTTTAAAACTCTTACGGAAGAAGGTAACGCTCAGAACTGGGACAACATCTTCCAGTCATTTGCCAATGCGGCCCCTGCTCTTGGCGATCTGATTGTTACTCTTGGTGAACTATTCAACGCTTTTGCAGACGAAGGTGCTCCAACTGCATTCTTCGAGACAATCAATGAGCTTGTAAAACCAATTGCGGCATTTTTCGGTAGTGAACAAGTAAAGCCGTTTATTGACACAATTGGTAGAGGCTTTGCAATTTTCTCGGCTGTATTCTTTGTACTAGACCAAATTAAAAATATTTTCTTGGTAATAATTGGAAATATACTTGCCGTCATCGGGTTTGTTTTGAGCCTTAAGGCCGCGTTCAATATTGTTAAAACAATAGTTATGGCCATTGGCGGGGTAATTAGAGTAGCATTTGCTGCTAGCCCTATCGGCTTTATTATTACTGCAGTTGGAATCCTAAGTGCCGCTCTTTACTACTTCTTCAGCCAAACTGAAGTTGGCAGACAGATGTGGGAAAAAGTAGTAGCTTTCTTCCACGAAACTATGGAAGCTCTAGGGAATCTGTTCGGGGCCATCGGCGAAAATATAGCCAGCTTCTTTGTAACTCTCGGTAGCAACATCAGTCAGTCCTGGGACGAGACTGTACAGGGTGTAAAGCAGATCTGGGACAACGTAACTGGTTGGTTTGAAGATGCGTTCGAGAATCTAGGAAACTTCTTTGAAGATGTTTGGGAAGGTGTAACTGGTTTCTTTAAGACTGTCGTAAATGGCTGGCTAGGCATTGTAGAGAACTTTATTAATTTCTTTATTGACGGCCTAAACGGCATGATTAAGCTGGCCAATGGTGGTCTAGGCTTCCTTGGTGATCTTATTGGCCAAGAACTACAAATTGGTCTTATTGGTAAGGTAACCCTCCCGAGACTTGCATCTGGAGGCATTGTTTCTCCTTCTGCTGGTGGAACTCTCGCTCAAATTGCAGAAGCTGGAAAGCCAGAGCGTGTAGAGCCACTTGACAGTAATGGGCTATCTAAACGTGACTACGCCATGATCAATGCACTGCGTGGCGGTGGTGGTGGAATCAACATTACTGTCAACCCATCTTCAGGAATGGACGAAAAAGAACTGGCTGCTGCAGTATCGCGCCGCCTAGCCTTTGAGATTAGGAAGGGCACAATCTAATGACCTTTTATGATTCAGTAGCAGATCAAGATACTCAGGCGGATGAAAATAAAGTA